GGGGGAGACTCCAAGACGCAACGGTGAATCAATGGTTGTCAGGGTCGATCCCCGCGTACGCGGGGGAGACGTGACCACAACCGCCGCCAACCAGCTTGTCAAGTTCCTGAGCCAGTTTGCGATTGGTGACGCTATCGAGTTCGGTCTTGAAGCAAGCCCGTTCCAGTTCGAGTCCGCGGGCGCCCAGAAGCTGGCTGTCCATGGTAGCTTCTACATCGGTTCTGATCTTGTACGCACAAAGCCCGCAGAATTCCGCATCTGGTCGGATGCAGCTTGCACCGTTCGCGTGAATGGTTGGTTCTTGCGCGTCATCAAATACCTTGGAGACTAATCATGCCCGCGAGAGTTGTTGAATGCACCTTGAACGGTGCGAAGGGTTTCAAAGCAGAAGGCGGTCAGTGCCATACGGGCCCCGCTGCTCGTGAAAAGGCGGTCGCGCAAGCACAAGCGATCAACATCAGTGTCGGTCGCAAGGAAGGCAAAGCCTGGGCCAAGAATCTTCCGGTTAAGAAATGACGGTCAAGAGCACACTGCACACGTTGATCCAAGCGGTCATTGGCACTGAGACGCTGGTCTTTGCGGACCAGAATGCGCCGCGACCGCCCCTGCCTTATTGGACGCTCCGCTTGTCTGCACAGCGCAAAATCGGTGAAGACGCTTATGGTCAGGGTGTGGATGTAAATGGTGACCAGCTTGTCAGCGGTGTGCGCGAGATCACGGTGCAAGTGCAGCGGGTTGGCGAGAACTCCGACACGCTGTGCGCCGACCTCCGCGACAACCTTTCCAAGACAACTGTCCTGGAGGAATGGCAGCGTCAAAAGATTGCTCTGTATGATCTGGGCGATGTGCTCAACGTACCCTACAAACTAGACAATTCGCAACTGGAACCCCGCGCCAGTGTGGATCTTTTCGTTCGCTTTGGCACGGAGCTTCTTGACCGTGTTGGCATGATCGAAACGGTGAATGTCTCCGCCGGCGTCGTTACCAATCAGACTCTAGGGTTTGATGAAGCGAATCCGGATCTGGCGGAAACTGTCACGGTTGTGTTATAGTGGGCTTGATTTGACATAAGGAGTTTTTCAATGGCAACCCTTGACGATATTGTTTCAGTACAAATCGCGCTCCAGACGACTGGTGTTGTGCGAGGCGACTTCGGTACTCCGATGATCGTCGCTCCGCTGATGACCTTCCCTGAGCGTGTGCGTGTCTATACCAGTTACAACGCAGCGTCGGAAGACGATCTGCCGCCCTCATTGCTGACTGCTCTGTCCGACTGCTTCGGTCAGATCCCGCGTCCGCGCCAAGTGAAGGTCGGTCGTCGTGCTGTGCTGAAGGCGGAAGTGAAACCTTCCAGCGTGATCAACCTTGGCACCTATTCGCTGAAGGTTGGCTCGCAGACTTACAGCTACACAGCAGACGCGAATGCTACCGCGAGCGAGATCGTCAGGGGGCTGGTGACTGCGATCACCAACGATGTGGGCGCAATCGTTACCGCCACCGCAATCGGCGGAGTGGGCACCGAGACGCATTTCGAGCTCTCGTGGATTGGCACCAATATCGATTCCGTCGATCTGGTGACGAATCTGGAATGGGGCACTATCACCCCGCTGGCCGCTGCTTCCGCAGTTGCGGACGACCTCAACGCGATCCTGGACGAGGACAATCGCTGGTATGGCTTGGTGATGGTTGAGCGCGTGAAGCAGACGCAGCTCGACGCCGCGGAATGGACGGAAGCGAATGACAAGTTGTTCATCACCGCTACCGACGAAGCGGACGTCCTGAATCCGTCTGTGACAACTGACCTCCTGAGCACGCTGAAGAACACGCGCTATTACCGCACGGCTGCACTGTTCCACACGAACGCAGCGACGGAATACCCTGACGCGGCTTGGGCTGGTCGTGTGTTCACCATCAAGCCGGGCGGCGAAACTTGGGCGCTGAAGCAGCTTGCAAGCGTAACCCCGTCCCCGCTGACCAGCACGCAGAAGCAAACTGTGGTCAATAAGGGCGGCAACACGTTCGAGTTCTATCAGGAGCAGATTGCACTGACGAACCCCGGCAAGGTTGCAGCAGGTGAGTGGATTGACGTTATCCGCTTCCGTGACTGGTTGAAGGACACCATCCAAGTCAATATGACGCAGATGATGATCAACCGGGACAAGATCCCTTACACGGACGCGGGCATTCAGCTCTGTGTGAACAACCTGCGGAAGTCGTTGCAGGAAGGCCAGAACGTGGGCGGCATTGCACCCGACGAACTGGATGCTAATAACAACACGGTTCCGGGCTTCGTTATTACTTATCCGCGCTCCGTGGAACTGGCGTCGAGCATCAAGGCGTCCCGCGTCCTGTCGCTTGGCTTCACGGCCCGTCTTGCTGGTGCGATCCACGTTGTGGAAATCACTGGCGCCCTGGCATACGAACTCTAAGGAGAGAATGAATGAGTGCTACTTTGACAGGTTCCTACGATCCCGCACAGGTCATCTGCACCGTGGGCGGGGTCATTCTGTCGGGCTTCAGCGATGGTGATGCCATCATCGCTCGACGCGCCGAAGATATGTATTTCACCCGCGTCGGCACCGATGGCGGCGTTGCTCGCGCACGCAATGCGAACAAGATGGGTGAGTTCGAGTTCAAGCTCTTGCAGACCAGCCCGGCCAATGACCTGCTGTCTGCCTTGCTTGCAACCGACGACCTCACCAACGACGGGCTGATCGTTATCCCGATCGGTGTGGTGGATGGTTCCGGCCGATCCCTTGCTGCTGCCACGCAGTGCTGGATCAAAGCGGTTCCGGAAGCTACGTTCGGCAAGGAGGTCTCCGAGCGTGTGTGGATTTTCAGTGCAGCGGACTTGAAGATCTTCCACGGTGGTGGCAACTAACCCCCCGCGTCAGAATAGTTGTCGCCTCGATAGCTCTGTAACCTAAGGGGGTGAGAGGTGACGAAATGGCCAGAT